TGGATGGGTTGGGAGAATGTATTTCACTGCGAGTGGAATGACTTCGGTAAAAAAGTTTTAAAATATTATTGGCCAAAAGCAATTAGTTACGATGACATCACAAAAACAGATTTCACTATTCACCGAGGATCAATTGACATACTCACGGGAGGTTTCCCATGTCAACCCTACTCAACCGCAGGAAAGCGACTTGGAAAGGAAGACGAACGCCATTTATGGCCTGAGATGCTTAGAGCAATTCGAGAAATTCAACCACGTTGGATTGTGGGCGAAAACGTTCTCGGCCTTGTTAATTGGAATGGAGGGTTGGTATTCGAAGAGGTGCAGGCTGACTTGGAAAATGAAGGGTACGAAGTACAACCGTTTATACTTCCAGCTGTTTCCGTCAACGCACCACACCGAAGAGACCGAGTTTGGTTTGTTGCTTACACCTTCAACAATAGACATAAAACCAACAGAAGAAAGATTAAAAAAGAGAACAAAATACAGGGAATCGATAGGGAGGAAATGGGTAGCAGGGAGTTTGACAGAGCAAATATTTCACAAGATGCTACCAACACCAGTAAAGAGCGATTCAAACGCAAGAAGACCAAGCGAAAATTGGAAGGGGAACGATTTAGGTTCATTCATAAACAGGGGAAACAATGGCAAAATTTCCCAACTGTCGCCCCAATTTGTGATGGAAATGATGGGCTTTCCAACCGATTGGACGGAATTACCTTTTCTAAATGGAGAAAAGAATCAATCAAAGCAGGAGGAAACGCAATAGTGCCACAGGTTGTTTTACAAATATTCAAAGCAATAGAACTGTATGAACTTGATTGATTACAATTTTCGCCTTAATTCGATCATTAAGGAAGGTATGTTAACGACTAACGAAATCGCTTTGATGTTTGTTATTATCAACCTACAAAACACGCTTAAATCGGATTTATTTGGTTTGCCTACCCGTACAACCTCGGCACATTTGAACCTATCCAATCCGACCTATTACCGTACATTGGAAGGCCTGCAAACGAAGGGATTGATAGCAATTTTAGAGCAAGGAAAGAAGAACCAAGCACCCATTATTCGAATCACATTCGATAAAAAAATTTTAGCGAATCCGTTTAGCATTTCACAATTCGAAACGAATGCGATAAAAGAAAATGAACAAATGCTATTAAAAAATTTTAGCGAATCCGTTAACATAAATAAGAAAGAAGAAAGAATCAAAAATAAAGAATCTACTAATAGTAGTAGTAGTATTAAAGAGCCATTTCAAAATTTGAAACCAAGCGACTGCAAAGAGTACATTCACGAGCAATTAGAACTGCACATTCACAATCTTAAACAAGCAACCAATTACACCGTTGAACAAATACGGTCCGCAGTCGATACCTTTGTGAACTATCAAGAACTTGAAGCAAAAATGTACCACTTCAAAGCGGATTCATTCAAACACTTTGCGCACTGGATAAAACGCATTGACCTGAACAAGATCAACAAACCAAAAGAACAAAAGCTTGACTCACGAAACATGACCGCAGACGAAATCGCTCAGTGGGTAGTCGAGAGAAAATTCGGAAAACAAAACAATAATGGATAAAATTTTATGTTGGTTCTCCTGCGGGATAACTTCCGCAGTAAGTTGCAAATTAGCAATCGAGAAATACGGAAAAGAAAACTGCGAAATCGTTTACATCAAAATCGATTCAGCACACCCAGACAATGACCGATTTATTAAAGAATGCGAGCAATGGTTCGGTGCAGAAATCAAAGTAGTACAGTCAAATAAGTTTAAAGATCAATTTGAGGTAATCGAAAAGATTAAGTACATAAACGGAGTACAAGGGGCATCATGTACTAAAAAATTAAAAAAAGACGTTAGAGCAAAGGTTGAAAAGGAAATCAATTTCAAACATCAAGTATTTGGATTTGAGTTTGATAAAAAAGAAATCAACCGTGCAATACGATTCAAAGAACAAAATCCACACACTAAACCAATATACCCACTAATTGAAAGGCAGTTAAATAAAGAGCAATGCGCTTACATAATGCAAAGCAACGGTATTGAACTTCCAACAATGTACAAGTTAGGATTCTCAAATAACAACTGTATTGGGTGCGTTAAAGGTGGAATGGGTTACTGGAATAAGATTAAAACACATTTTCCCAAAGAGTTCGAAAAAATGAGTGAAATAGAACAGAACCTTGAAAGAAGTTGCATTAACGGAAAATTCCTAAAAGACCTACAACCAAACGACGGAATCAATGAACCTCAAATCATGCCCGACTGCGGGATATTTTGTGAAGTTGAATTTGCTGATTTGATTTCTCAAAAAACAGAACTAATTTTGAACAACCAAATAAACATCGAAAACATATGAAAATCAAAGAAATGCAACCAGCAACCCGAGCGGAATACCTAACAAAACAACTGCTCAAACTTTACGATTACTTCAACAACAACGTAACCGTTGGAGAAAACATCATGCGACAAGTTGAAGCGTTGGAAGAAGACCTTGAAACATACACCAACCTAACAACCGACCAATTCGAACAGGCGCTCAGGAACGGACGTAAGGAAAGCACCGAAGCATTCAAGCCTTCCATTCGCTTAATTGTGCAATGGGTATCGAACTACGTTGTACGCTTCAATAAATCCGAGCAAAAGATTACGCACTCAGGTACAACGCTTACACGTAACTACCCGATCGAACAACGCAAAGCATGGATCATTTCAAGCTACCGTCAATACCACGAAGAGAAAAAGGACATGACAAAGTTCTACGATTTCGGTGCGCCTACGTACGAAGCAATCTACACTTACTGCGGTTACAACCTAACCCATGAACAACGGGAGTGGTGTTTTGAAATGAGCAAACGACTTTCACTTTCGCAGATGTTCAACGCATTTCTAACCCGTGACGAAAGCGATGAGTTCAGAAACAACGCAACCGCCTGCGCTTACGCCTGCAAATTGTTTTTTGATCAGTTCCCAACGGAAACCGATTTGAGAACGCAATTAGGCTATTTCGATAACGTTTCCAAAGATCACTTTGTAGCCAGTTACGAAAAGACCCCGTCACTTGTAGCGTACATGAGAAAGAAAAACGAAAATAATTTTGGACTTTCTTAAAAAAAAAGTTGCACAATTAAATTTTACCCTTATCTTTGTAATACCAAAAACAAACAAGCTATGACAACAATGTTTTCAAAATCAGTAGAAGAAAGAGCGATTAACCTAATTATCGCAGGCGTTGACCCAATCGAGGCAGTTAAGCAATCATTAACCCAAGACACTCAACTTTGTGAGGAAATGATCGCACAAAAAACTGAGCGAAGCAAAAAAGCAAAAACACAAATTTGCAAAAACGTTTACGGTTTAATCCACATTACAGCCTAAGCCATGAACCTAACAGATTGGCTAACGCTCGAAACCGAAGACGGGGATATTGAATTTAAAGTCCACGTCGATACCGAAGACCCACACGATTGGGAAATCCTCGAAGTTACTCGCAACGGTGAACCATACGAACAAAATGAAGCCGAACATTCCGACATGGTAGAAATGGCGGATGAGTGGGCGAAAGAAGCGGAGCAGGATTATTTCGACGATATGCGAGAAATGTTTAACGATGATTAAACGTCAATCTATATAGTTGCAATGCACAAACTTAAAATTATGTGGGAATATAAAACAGAAGAATTCAAAGTAGAACGAAATAGTGATAAAACCTGCGATGATATTCTAAATGAATTTGGTAAAGAAGGGTGGGAAGCCTTTTCAATTAAAAAAGAACCATACTTTGACAGAAGATTACAAATTGGTAAGTATAAGATACAGACTGCTAATTTATACGAAGTTAAATTGAAAAGGCGTGTGGAATAATTTAAATTCACAGAAATGTTTAACGATGATTAAAGCAAAAGTCAGGTAATGCGTAATGTGAAAATGGCATCACATCCTTAATTGGTTGCATCGTTGTAGGTTCGAGCCCTACCCTGACTACTTTGGGTTGGTTAGTACTATACGTTTTCGGGCTTTGTGTCCGTGCCGTTATAGAAGCACAAAATTTCAATTAACAACTAAAATTAAATAAAAGATGAAAAGGTCAATTAAAGCACTAAAGCAGGCATGGCACAAAACCCGTGTTATACGCAGGCATTTTCATTTACATTGGTTTAGCAAGTATTGGTGGCAATATTTACTTGAAAAACCAAAGAATAAAGAATGGTGTAATTGGTGGGAAAGATTTTGGTGTAGAGCATCAAGTCATCCAGATGGAGTTTGGTATTATTCAAGTGGGAGTTGTCCAGATATGAGGTGTAAAAGGTGTGGTGACGACTTGGGATAATGCTTGCGTATAACAACGAATAGAGGAAGTACAAATAGTCAGGTGGCGGAATGGTAGACGCAAATGCCACTCGGAGAAGAAGGAACTACGCCAACATCTCCTTGCAAGTGGTAGGGTATCCTAAAGAGTAAATCCCATACAGGTTCGAATCCTGTCCTGACTACAAAATAAAACGATGATTAAACGCTCAAAATACAACAATAAAAAAACTAAGGTCAACGGCATTACCTTCGATAGCAAGAAGGAAGCCGATAGATACGTTTTTCTGACGCATAGAGCGACGAACGGAGAGGTGTTGGACCTACACCTCCAAGTGCCTTTCGTTTTCGCATTAGAAGGCAAAAAAATGTTCACGTACAAAGCGGATTTTGTTTACTACGACAAAACGCTAAGCAAGACGATTATTGAAGATGTGAAGGGTATGCGAACACCGTTGTATAAACTGAAAAAGAAACTAATCGAAAACCAACACCAAATAACAATTACGGAAACATGAGCCCAAAAGAAAAAGCAGAAGAGTTAATTAGAAGATTTTATTCAATCGGTGCAATTGAATGTAAACAATGCGCATTGATTGCAGTGGATGAAGTCTTGATAGCCATACCTGAAGCAAGTGATTATGATTCTCGATACAATCACGAATTAGTTTATTGGCAATTAGTAAAAGAAGAAATCGAAAAGCTATGACCCACCCATTTGATAAATACAAGTACAATCGGTTTGGCTTTGAAGTAGGCCAAGAACTGGAATGGTTTGAGTGGCTACACAATTACCGTGCATCGCTGAAAGAATACCGAAACCAACTGAAAAACGAACGCTTTGAAGATGAGGAAATTTTAAAGCGTTTTATTGCAGTCAAGGAAGAGTTAATTCAAATATCGCAAACAATCCACACCTTTGCAGCCAAGGTTTCATTTCGACCTTACCACAAAGCTTTCTTAAAATCCACAAAAATAGACAGGGTGGAACTATTCAAGTTCAAAAGTATCCTAATAAAAAACTATGAAGAGAGCGAAAGTAAAGACGCAAAGTATTATCTTTCAATCATTAAATCCTAACCATGGAAACAACCAAGCACGGACGTAACATCGTATCAATTCGATGCAAAGACGGAGATCAATTTTTGATGCTATCAGACCTTCACTTTGATCACCCGAAATGTAGGCGCGACCTACTCCAAGATCACATCGAGAAAGCCATTAACCTGGGAGCGAAAATCCTAATCAATGGTGACTTCTTTTGTATCATGCAAGGTAAGTACGACAAACGTGCGAGTAAGGACGATATTCGCCCCGAGCATCAAGGAGGCAATTACTTTGACTTGGTTGTTAACGAAGCAGTTGAATGGTGGGCAAAATATGCCGACCATTTACTTTTTGTAGGCTACGGTAACCACGAAACCGCAGTAAGCAAGCGACACGAAATAGACCTCACCGAGCGGTTTGTTTCTTTGCTGAATTACAAGACGGGTTCAAAGGTTTTGAATGGTGGGTACGCAGGTTGGATTGTGTTCAACGTGCATCGAGGCCACGAAGCCAAAACTTACATCAACTTCAAAATGAAATACCACCACGGCCACGGGGGCGGTGGAGTAGTTACAAAGGGAGTAATCCAACACCAACGGATGGGCGCACAAGTTGACGGTGCCGATGTTCTTTGGATGGGGCACGTTCACGAATTGTATCACCACATCAATATCAAAGAAGCATTGCAAGGTGTTGCGCCTTATGAAGTTAAGCAACGCATTCAACACGATATTAGGACTTCAACCTACAAAGACGAGTTTACGGACGGAGCTTTTGGTTGGCACATCGAACGGGGTGCGTATGGCAAACCAATCGGAGGGTATTTAATGCGATTGAATTACGTTCGTGATGTGAAGGAGAAAGAGCGTAATTACATCAACCCCGATTTTCAAGCGATTTATTCAAACATTTAAGGTTATGGCAAAACCAATATTTTTAATGGGTATCAATCGTGGTGGTGTGACTGAGGAAATTTACAACACTATACAGAAACAATTAGAAGAGAAACTTCCAGATTACCACACGTTCGTTTATTTCACAAATTCCAACGAAATAGAATTTAAATGTTTTTATGAAAAGGACTTTGAAGAAATTAATTTTGAGCAATTAAATAAAATTATCACAGAACAATTTAAAAACTAAAATATGGAAAACGAAAAGTATGTAGGCAAAGGTTGGGCGAACCAGTACGGTGTGAAGGTTCAACTAAAAAAACAAGATTTACTCGATTTACCAACCAACCAATACGGGGACATCGAAGTCTTTGTAGGTCAGCGCAAAGAAGTTGATCAAAAGAGCAAAGCAACGCACTGGGTAAAATGGAAGGCGAAAGATGCACCCATGCAAGCACCGAGCGAAATCCATCCTGCACTAACCAAGGCGGGATTCGTACCCGAAGACGACGGGTTACCTTTCTAAAATTTCCCATTCAATAAGTATGCACCCACTAATCGCAGACGTACTCCAACATCAAAGCTATCGCAAGTCCTGCTATGACATTGTGAGGGGTACGCACTTCGACGGTGAAGACCTTTACCAAGAAATGCTACTTGCGTTACTCGAAAAAGAGGACGTGAAGCTTTGGGAGGTTTGGCATTCGGGAGGCCATCGGTGGTATGTGCTTTCACTTATTTACCGTTTATTTTTGGGGAAAGGTTCGTTATGGGATCAGAAGTACCGTGATCGGTTGCTACGTGTGGACGTTGACTGGACCCGTGTTGAAGTGATCGCTGAAATATACGACCATGAAAGCGAGGTTCAAACATCGAAGCAAATGGAAATGATTGAGGATGCAATAGCCGAACTGCATTGGTACGAGCGTAACCTGTTCATGGTTTACGTTGAGGCCAAAAATATGCGACGTATTAGCACATCGACCACCATACCATACAACAGCATCAGGTTAACCATTAACACGGTTAAAGACAAATTAAAAAAGAAACTAAAATGATTTACTTACAAATTTTATTTATAGCGTTTTTCTCTGCGTGTGCGGGGGTAACGATTACCAAGCTAACGGGCATTGGTGATAAGATCGGATTCAAACCGTTTAACTGCTTTGTATGCCTTTCGTTTTGGACTGCGGTTGCTTCATTCTTTGCAACCGTTAGCCTTCCAGTGTTGAGCCTGTTTGCTTACTCTATTGGGTGCGGTTTTATCGCTTGCATCATTGCGTACTTTTTAATCGATAGGATTTACCGATGAACCCTGAACACTACGATAGGAAGGTACAACCGATTGACTTAATTGATGCCTTTGAGTTGAACTTCAACTTAGGTAACGTAATTAAGTACACCGCAAGAGCAAACTACAAACACGATAACCCAAAAGAGGATTTGATCAAAGCAATTTATTATTTACGACGTGAATTAAAAAAATATGAAAATAGCTAACAAAATGACCGACGAACAGTTGAAGCGGTTAGAGCCATTGTACCACAAATGGGTACAGTTTCAAAACGAAAAGACCTTGCGCCTAAGTGGTGAACAGGTTGCAATTATGGGTGCAGTATGGAGTGAGGTAATGGGGAAGCGTTGGACGGGCGGTTGCCAAGCCTGCACCGTTAACGCATTCTCTACGATCATGAACCATTACGACGCTGAACTTGACCGTAGGCATAAAGCAATCCATGAGCAACTTATTCAAGAAACGTTCACGGAAAATGAACCGACCGAAATTGTGAACACTAAACAAAAAACCGATGCCACTACCAAAAAGAAACCAAGACGAAACAAAAAGTGAGTTCTTAGACCGTTGCATGATTAATACAGTCATGAAAACGGAGTACGAAGACCCAATACAACGATTAGCGGTTTGTAATGCTTTGAGCCGTAAGGAAAGTTACGCAAAATTTGAAAGCCATTCCGACTACCCAGAAGCAGTAAAGAACAATGCAAAACGGGGTATTGAACTGAACGAGAAAGATGGTAACAAATGTGCAACACAGGTGGGTAAGGTTAGAGCGCAACAACTTGCAAATGGTGAGCCGTTAAGCGTTTCAACGATTAAACGAATGTACTCCTATTTGAGCCGTGCAAAGACGTACTACGAAACGGGTAAGCCTACCGACTGCGGTTACATTTCCTACCTTCTTTGGGGCGGTTTAGCTGGCCTTCGTTGGAGTGAAGCAAAGTTGAAGGAGATCGAGAAATGACCACGGAAAAACAACCCGATGTAATCGATCAGGCAATTAGTGCGGTTGAGTTGTATGCATCCATTGCCAATTTACTGATGGATATTGCAGAAACTGCGGACCATGTGAGCGTGGGCGGTGCTACCGATTACGAATTAAAGCTTATGTGCATGCAGAAGCTAAAAGAGATCGTTAACAAAATTGAAATCTGATGCCAAGCGGAGAGCATTTGAAGGGCAAAAGTCCGCACGGATTTGGTAGCCATCCCGAAAACATCAATCGGAATGGAAGGCCGAAGGCATTGCGCAACGTAATCAAGGATTTGTTTATTGAAGAGTTTAACGTTCAGTTATCGAGTAGTCAGGCCAACGAAATGATTATGGCAATGCTTTGCATGACCGAGCGACAAATCAGTGAATTAGGCGAACGTGATGATGTGCCGTTTTGGTTAAAGATGATTTCTAAAAAGATGGAGCGGGATTTGAGCCGTGGTTCTATTCACTTGATGGAAGTTCTTTTTGACCGTGTGTACGGGAAGCCGAAAGAAACGATTGACAGTACAATATCGATGCCGAAAGCAGAAATTCACGTGGCGACCATTTCAAGCCCTATCGACCTTTCAAATAGTGAGGATGCAATTATTCTCGATTGATGTTTCAAACGTCCGTCATATTCGATCGCAATTACCATTCCACTGCCGAGGTTATCGTTAACCAAGGCGGGACAAGTTCGGGCAAAACTTACTCGATATTACAAGTGCTATGTTTAAAAGCGATTGGAGAAAATGACCAAGTGATTAGCGTTGTAGGTCAGGACGTGCCGAACCTCAAAAGCGGTGCGCTTAGGGATATGCAAACGATCGTAGCGAGTTCACCTGATATTCAAAGTTGGATAAAAGGATACAATGCGAGCGACCGCATCTACACGTTTCATAACGGCTCAATTATTGAATTCAAAAGCTACCAAGATTCCCAGGATGCAAAGAGCGGAAAACGTGACTACTTTTTTTTGAATGAAGCGAACGGGATAAGCTACGAAATCTATTCCGAGCTGGCAATGCGAACCAAGAAAAAAGTGTTTATCGACTACAACCCCAACGCTCGCTTTTGGGTACATGATAAATTG